CGTTTTGTTGTAGAAAAATTGCCTGTATTTTAGGTCCAGAAATAGCCCACAAAAATCACTAGGGTTTGGGGTTATTATGCCCTATTTCTCGCTCTCAATATATAGCTAAGAAAATAATTCGCCTGGGATTTCACGCACCAGGAGAATTACACATTTTTCGGGGATAGAGGAGGTATGTCTATTTCAAACCAACGACGAGATTACCCCGTCTTCAATATGATTTAGACATACCTTGTGTATATGTAGAAAGTATGTCTAAATTACGAGAGTTTTTATAGCGTTCGCGGCCATACCGAGGCAAAGTCATACCAATAAACTCAATTATATTACACATGATTTAGACACACCTTTCATAATTTGCATACGTATAGTAGCCGTTTATATCATTTTGTAAATTTATATGAACTTTTAAAATTACTTAAAAATAAATTAAGTTTACATTTTATAATGGATAAATATAAATATTCTCAAAATTGGTTTTTAGGAAGTGAAATTAGAAAATATATCACTTCTGTTGTTGATGGGTCAAAAGAGCAACACATTCTAGAAATTGGATGCTTCGAAGGGTTGTCGAGTGTTTTCTTCGCTGATAAACTATTAGAAAATGAGAAATCTTCACTAGTTTGTATAGATCCTTTTATGAAGTTGGAAGACAACGATCACGCACAATATCTAATGAACGACGAGGAAGCCAATTTTGATCATAACATTTCAATATGTAAAAATGTAGAAAAGATTACAGTTAATAAGATAACATCAGATGAATTCTTCGAAACAAATGAGAAAATGTACACGTTTATTTACATTGACGGTTGTCATAATACGGAATTTATTACGAGAGATATGGAGAATTCGTTCAAATTTCTCGAAAGTGGTGGTATCATGTGGATGGATGATTATCGCGGAGGTAAAGACGACGCAATTAAGAATACCATGGATGCCTTTCTCGTAAAATATCAGGGTAAATATGAATTACTTCACACCGGGTATCAACTAGCTATCAGGAAGATATAAACACCTCTCTTCAATTTCAAATTCGTATAAACTTTTTATGAGAATCGACAATTTTCCCCACTCTTCTGGGTGATTAGTCACATCAGCCGCACCATGTGCCATATCAGATTTAAAATAAATTACCTTAATTTTACCATTGTCATAAACTAGAGTCGGCTCCAACTTAAAGTTTAATATTGGAATAAGCACTAAAAAGTTACAATTGAAGTCCTTCAATAGACTGATATCAAAATTTGGAAATTCCCTAACTTTTTCGATGTAAAATAATAACATAGATTCTGGTTTAGTATCCAAAACGTGTAATAAATGTTTAGAACGTCTATCGATACTTTCCACGACTTCTTTATTGAATAAATTATGATGATTCCATATACAAGTTTTTTTCATATCATAAACGTCTGCACCCTTTTCTAATTCATCTGAAATTATATGCACATGATTACAATTCCAATTTAGATTGTTATATCGTATATAATTCTCACCTGATTTAATAAAGTCTTTACCAGTAAAATTTTCAAAACGGGACCTAATAAAATCTAAAGCAGTCTCTATATCGACGAGCATATACGAAAATGGTGATGAATATTTCCTCACGTTCAAATATTGGTCCAAAAAGTCACATGCATTGCACCTATAACCAATACTAAAAATATTATGAACTTTAGACATATATTATTATTATCATATATATTTTTTATTACTATCGCTATACATTTTTTTTCGGTGAATATATTACATTATGATGAATCCATTCTGGAAATGGTTAAGAGGAAACGTTATGAATTTAAAATACACAACCGAGAAGGTTACAGTTTTACGTGATTGGAGACTTGCGTGTATGAATATATCTTTGAGCACACTCGTAGTTATATGGGTACTTTATTCATTATTCACAGGTAAAACGTATATCGTTACAGAAGTCCCAACCGGAGTTGCAAGTGCATGGGGTCTTGGAAGTTCAATTACCGAAAGACCTTCGTTTTGTAATGATCTCAGCCCGTACGCATTTAATTACTCAGCCGATTGGTATTATAAAGTACCTACGTGTGCGGAATATACAGGTTCAGAATTAATATCAAAATTACCAACTGGAAATGTTATATTTTTTACTACACATATCTCACAAACTATAAAACATAGATACCCAAAACCACCAAGCGGGTGTTTATTAGAATCGTATGGTCTCGAGGATAACACGGTATCTCAAGATACGTGTGAACACTCAACAACGTCTAATTTTTTGGCAACTGGCATAGAAGATAGTATATTCGCATTTAACCATTACTTTGATTCATCAATTGATACCGGTTCTAAACCCATAACATATATACGAAAAGAAGGTTCGGATGAAAATGTATACACTTTCAACGAAGGACAATCTATACGATTAAAAATGTCTGAATGGTTAGACTTAGCGGGTATAGATTTAGACAAACGTCTTGATGAACAAGATGATAAATTCACCGAAGAAATACAGGGATTTAATGGTGCTGGTAACGACACGAATACGTATCCATATGTAAGAACAAGTGGGTTACGTTTGAATATTAAAGTAAAATACCATAACTACTTTCTCGATAAAGATATACATACAAATATAGGAAACAAAGATGTTTACGCCGTTATAAACGTTGTTCCTCGTCTTGGTTGGTTTTCAAAAGGTGATGAAATATCTTATAAACAAGCACCCGAATCCATATCTTACGATATAAACAACCCAATAGATCTAGTATCTGGAAACCCAAATGGTATTTATACAAACATGTATAGATATGGTGTTTTATTTGATATACAACAAAGTGGTTTAGTTGGTAAAATAGATTATGTATTTATTTTAATTCAATTAACATCCGGTCTCGTCATGCTTGGTGTAGCTTCATCTGTAGTAAGTTTTGTAGCGAAATTTCTTATGGGTGACATATCCAATATTTACAAGAGTGTTATACAGGAAGAATATGATGTTGCAAAGGAAGCTGCTAAATATGCGGCACAGGCGTGTGTTGCATCCAAAAGTTTTAAAGAAGCGGACCAAGATGGAAGAGGCGATTTAGATTTCGAAGAATTGAAAAATCTTGTAAGAGAATGTTTCTCAAAAACATACATGTTAGATTCTGATAATACGAGTGAAAGTAGTGACGGGTTTACTGAAGATGACATAACAGCTATGACGTTTTATCTCATGCGTGCAGCGGATGATAAACTTAACGATAGAATTCTCGAAAAACGCGAAAAAACAATAGACGAATTGAAAAAATCTAAAATATCACTCCACGAATGGCAAGAATTGTGTACCGGGGGCGTTTTAGAAAGAAAATCGTTACGAAAAATCATGGACTTTAGTACGTTTATAAAAGAAGTTCGTGAAAAAATTTCAAATAAAGATAAATTAAAAAAGTTATTTTTAAAAAATAAATAAAAAAGTTTTATCTATTGTTCCTATTGTTACTATTGCTACTATTGTTTGTATTAGTTCCCAAAATAATTTTATTAGTTAAATTATTTAATTCTTTAAAAAGTTTACGTAATCTCTGTAAAGATTCTTCATATTTATTTATTAATTTAAAGTCATTTTTGATAATGTTTTTCATATTTTTAATTCGCTTTTCTAACTTTATTGCCATTTGTTCCCTTTGTTGAATTCTTGACCATTCATCGTTTGTATAATTTTTTTTATGATTTGATTTTTCAAATTCATTTTTCATAATTTTATAAAGATCTTTCAACTCACGCTCGTTTTTTTGTAATAAATTACTGTTTAGATACGCTTTTTTAATCATAACGTTAAATATTTTTTCAGTATTACGGATTTTTTTTCCTACATTAATTAAGTCTTTGTGAACATTCGACAAATGTTTGAATCTTCTGTTTACCATTTATTTATATTACAAAACATTATTTTTACAAAATGTATAAAAATAAATAAATCCCATTTTTATTCACGATGATCATTCGTGTGTAAAAATGTTTATTTCCCACATCCACATGATTTTTTAGATGGGTCTTTTTCGGTAACTTTCATCAAAATGAGTAAAGCTATAACAGACGCAAAAGCAAGCATCCAATTGTTTGGTGTCATCATATTTTTATAATAACAAAATATTTTATTTATTCAACAAATTAATATAAGCCCTTGTCATTTCCGCGTTAACTGGATACAAATCTATAAATTTTACACGAGCTCGTGTAATAGGGTGTTTAAAATGCACCTCATCCGCACCGTTATCGTTTGTATACATCATAGATCTAGACTTAATATATGTCTCTAGCCTATTCATATCAAAAAGTGTCCTAGTTTTATCACCCTGAATATACCATAAAGTATTTTTAAAATAAGGTGTACGATTTCTATCTCTGCGATATTTAATTTCAGGCATATTTAATGTAAATACCTCAACAAAATCATCCTTTTTTAAATTCCTCTTTAATTTACCGTTGATATAATTATGAAATGCACTAACTCGTGAACTATTAACACGCGACTTAACATCCCTAACTGTTACGCGATTACGATTAAAATTTTCTTTCTTCTTTTTTCTAGGAGCTTTAGGAGGTGATTTTGGTGTTCGAATATATTCTGGTGGAGTAGACATATACAATGTGTAAATATTTTTTTTACAATTCATTTAAACTATGTCGCCGTTTCGTGATTGTTTTATTAGGTGAAGGTATATCAACAGATTTTCTAATTCGTGTTTTTATAGGCGTTCTTGGTGGACTACGCTTACTTTTATTAACAAATCTAACAAAACGAATTTCTCTACGTTTTACACCTCGCGACAGTTTATAAGGATCCTGAAATATAGTAGCTCCTGGGTGCGCTCTAGCAACTTGAATTAAAGTTTTACGAACACCCTGTGTTCTCACCGAATTAAGTTCCTTTAAAAACGCATCTTTAGATATATATCGCTTTTTAGTACCAGATCCAAATTCAATAGCTAATTCACCATTTTTAAAATTTTCGTGTGTTATTATATCCACAATATTTTTGTTTTTGTCAATGTTAATCTCTCTTATATAATTCTCTATATTATTGTATTTAACAAAAGACATTATTATTTTATATAAATATTATTTTTTTATTTTTTTTCCATTTGTTTTGCAATTTCGTTTGTGTTACTATTAGACAGTTTTCTAAGTTCACTATTACTCATACTATCACTCTTTTTATTAAAATTTTTTAAAACCGTTCTCCAATTGTTTTTATCCATTTTATTAAGCGCACTTTCCGATTTGCTTTTTAGTTTCAGTTTTATTTTATTTATATATACCTTTCGGTTTTCCAATAGTTTCGTAAGTTGTGATAAAGATTTTGATGGTTTGAATTTACCACCCTGAGTTTGTATACGCATACCAGTCTTTACAAAACTCGTATTCTTATTATTTTTATCATTAAAAAGGGACATGAATCTTTTTCGAATAAACTCATTCGTACTTGTCATTTTCTTATATTATACAATTAAAATATTTTATTAATATAAGAAAAATATGAATATAAATGAAGTTTATAAAAAAATATATGGTATAGCATCAGGCAAAACAAAACGCTTATCTGTAAAAAATGCGTTAAATATTGCTAAAACACTAAACCCACGTTTGCGTACTACAAATATTAACCGTAGTAACTACAACAGAATGATCAGTGTAGATGATAAAATGTTAAAAATAATTGCAATTATGGTCATAGCACCAAAAACGACTAATTATAATGTAGGTAAAAACAGATTGGCGTATGCCTTAATAGAAACAATAAAATTACACGGTATATTTAACAGTAACAGTAACAGTAACAGTAACATAACATTAAAAATGTCACCTAAAACGAAAAAGATAATCAGAAAAAAATAAAAACATATAATAATAAAGATGAATGAAATATCAACGGCATACATGTTAAATAGAGTAGCTTCAGGAAATATAAGATTTGTTCAAATACAAGATATATTAGAAATAATAAAATTTTTAGACCGAAATAAACATAAAAAATTTATCAATTTTAGTACAGAACACATACACAAAAAAATGAATTTATCTGGTTTAAAAAATGATGCTAAAATACTGTATAACCATATCATAAAAAACGAATATAATAACAAATATGAAAATTCAAAAAACAATTTTATAAAAATAATATATAGCAGACTTTCTAAACAAAATCGTTCAAGAAAAAAACGCGGCATAAAAAGTCAAAATTCAACAACATCTAAAAAGCCACGCGTTGGATCACCGGAACCAGTTAATCAACCATCACCTAAAAGAAGACAAAAAAGAGTTTAAAATTATAATAGATGTTTTTATTACTATACATTCATATCTATAGTAATAAAAATTGATCATTTCAAAACGGTTCCCATAACGCGTTCGCTAGGTATATATTTACCAGGTTTAAGAACAGATGGTGGATGTAACATATCAAACTCTTCAGTCGCGTCTTTACCAGCGAACAAAAGAATAGCCTGTTTACCCCCTGGATGGTCCTTTAAAAATTCAGTTAAATCGTAAACTTTATCATGAATTATTACCCAACAGTCCTTCTCCATATTATGTTTATAAACTTCGTGAGGATGTATTTTAGGGTTAATGTGGTCGTTTATATTTTGTACTCTATTCATATTATTACCATTTTTTATTTTTACCTTTATGTTTGTCTATTTTTATAGCATAATTAGAATTCTTATTAAACTCGACGTAATCAACTTCACCGTCAGGTGCAAATATCTTTTCGAGGAACCCCCTCATAGTGAAATCGTCTGCATTAACCGACGTACGTTTTTTTGTTTTTGTCTTATTCGTACTTTTTTTACAAGTGGTCACTACTACTAATCTTGTTTGAGGCACTACCGCGAACATCTTATCTAATATCGCTATTATTTTCTTTCATTTCTAAAATCGCATCGCGTTCGCATTTGAGTTCGTGTAGGATTTCAAAAAGGGCTTTCTGTTCGCGACCTTCAGATCGTGTACAGTGTGAACTGATTCGGTATATCTTATCATCAAGTTCTTTGACTCTCCTGGAGTTAGCGTTAATTCTATGTTCTGAAGTGGCAATAGATGAGAGAAAAGGCGTTCTCAACATACTATAACCTGGTAAAAAAACTCTATTTATTTTTTTTATTTTTAGGTGGTGGAGGAGGTTTTTTATTTTTAGGTGGCGGAAGAGGTTTTCTTCTCGGCGTGATGTTTTTAAAAAACTCTCTACTAAGTCTATTATATTCTTTTTTATCTTTAGGATCTACACCCCTCTTTTCTCTCTCGTTACGTTGCATCTTAGATCCGAGTTTAGATATTTTGTTTAAGAGCTTTTTAATGTTCGAATTCATTATTATACTTTTGTATTACATTTTTATTATTTTGAAATTTCAGAATGAAAATAAGTACAGAAATTTTTTAATACTGGTAATATTTCCGATTTCCATTTCATTTGATCTCTTTGAATTAAATATGTCTTACGAGTATCATTATACTGTTCAATAAGTTCGCAACTATCCAAGTTTAACATTTCCATGTATACCTGACACTGTATCTCTTCATAAGTTTTAACACTGTTAAACAAACCACGCGCCCTATTTTTTATTTCAATTATAGTTTTATCATCTCTTATACGATCTATTCTACCGCATATACTATAAGTCGTACCTTCTATAGAACATATCTCGTATTCATAAAACGTTTTGTCTTCTTTTAGATTGTCATAGTTCGAGGCAGTGGTTTCTTCGTGTCTAATTCCATGGTTAGTAAAAAGAGTTTTGCGTACGTGTTCTTCAACAGTTTTTATTTCTTTATCAGAAAGATTAGATTTCAAATGGAGTTGATTAGATACAGCGTTAAATTTTCTTTCTATATCCGAACTGTTTAAGGATTTATACGTTTCTGCATCTTTAAACAATAATTTAGCTGCACTACACTTATTTATAGTTTCCAGGGCTTCCTGTTCTTTAGTTTTTCCATGAAACGTATCCGGTAAGTATTTAGACCACAAATTATCGATAATTTCTTTTGGTTTTTTATAAGGATTCATACCTATAATAGTCGCAACATCAGAAGCTTTTATTATTATATGTTCCACGCCAATATCTTTAGTGATAAACTCACCATCTCTGAGAAGAGGATATATTTTACCACATGCACGCGAATCGTTTAAAGCATCGTGAGCATCAAATTCTTTACCAAAATAGTATTTATAAATTGTGATAAGCTTGTGGTTGTACAAACCCGGTAAAACACTACGTGCTAACTTAAGTGTATCTACAAAATGCAAGTGTTTAAACGGTTCTATACTAAACCCTCTCCTATAGCACTCCGAAAAGAAACAATTCTCATCAAACGTACTATTATGAGCAATCATTATGGATACGTTAGATACCGCATCTTTAAACTTAGCATACACTTGTCCAAATGGCACACCTTTATGCTGAGCGTGTTCATGAGTAATGCCATGAATTGCAGTAGATTCTGGTGGTACATCGAATGTATCTGGATAAACAAGACCATGATAAGATCCAAGTTCTCTACCTCTAGAAGAATATTTTACAAATGCCAAAGTAACCATTCTACACTTATCATATAAATGAACATTATCGTACGACGCACTCTGACGAGTCATCGGCAAACCGGTTGTTTCCGTATCCCATGCGATATAATTCATGTTATACTAAAGCCGTAATTCTTTATATAAAATCAACTTTCGTATAGTGTATATTCTATCGAAACTTGATTTTCTTTTATATTTTTACATTCATTTCTTAAAATTATCTAAAAAACGTCTCGCTATAATCATCCACCCTATGCTTAAAAAAACAATCTCACCGTCAGTGTTCATTACTTTTACACTTTATTATTTTTCGAATGTATCGAGTGCGTCGTGGTAATTTTGTAATTCCTCGGGATTATTCTTACAATTCAAATCACAAGATGCAATCATACCATACACAACACTCCCATCAACAATTTCCTCCTCGACGAGAATGTCTTTGAGGTGTTCGAGTTTTACCCTGTACTTTTTGAGATACTCGAGAACTTCTTTATAACAATCGCGTACTAAACATACGACTTCGGTATCTATTCTGTTCTTCATATCACTAGAAAGAGAATTCGGATCAGCGTTAAGTTTACCCAAAGTACTACCCATACCATACGTTACTATCATTTCGCGCGCTATTTGGTACGTTTGTTGGAAATCACTCGATGCACCCGTCGTCACTCTATCTTTACCGTAAACGATCTCTTCCGCGGCGTGACCCCCTAAAGCCACTTTTATTTGAGATAACAAATACTCTTTGGTAAACATACCTATATCGTCCGTCGACGGTTGGAAAAAGGTAACACCACCTGCATCCCCCCTCGGTATTATGCTCACCTTTCTAACCTCATCGTATTCGGGCATGAGTACACCAATTATGGCGTGTCCTGCCTCGTGGTAAGCGACGCGTGCTTTGCGTGCCCCCGAAACACTTCGACCACCCTTTGCACCCACAACAATTCTCTGGTACACATCTTCTATTATTTCGGGTGTTATTATACCATTTTCACACTCACGAACTGCACGAATAGCACACTCGTTCATGAGGTTTGCTAAGTCCGCACCCGAGAACCCAGTAGTTTGTCTCGCAACATCTATCAGTTTAACTTCACCACTCAACAACTTATCCTTGGAGTGTACTTCGAGTATTTTTTCTCTTCCGTGGACGTCAGGTAAAGAAACTTGGATTTTCCTATCAAAACGACCCGGTCGAAGTAAAGCTTCGTCGAGAATATCTACACGGTTTGTTGCCGCTACGACAACAATTTGTGATTCGTTATCAAAACCATCCATTTCCGTAAGAAGTTGATTTATAGTTTGTTCGCGTTCATCGTTCGACGCAAACCCATTCATACTTCTTTTTTTACCGATCGCATCGATTTCGTCTATAAAAACAATACACGGTTGGTTTTGTCTCGCCAATTCAAATATGTCACGAACACGTTTAGCACCTACACCAACAAACATTTCAACGAACGACGATCCGGAACACTGAATGAACGGAACGGACGATTCACCGGCAATGGCTCGCGCGAGAAGTGTTTTGCCTGTTCCCGGTTTACCCGTCAAAAGTGCACCTTTGGGAATCTTGGCACCCGTACCAAAAAACTTCTCTGGTTTTCTGAGAAAATCAACGATTTCCTCGAGCTCATCCTTCGCACTATCTATACCCTGTACGTCTTCGAAACGCGTTTTTATTTCACTTTCCACATCTATTTCTTTTTTCATCATGTCAAAAGGGGCACCGCCCTGTACCTGATTAAACATTCTAAAAATAGCCACGAAAAACAGTATCATGAAAAACAATGATATGAAATCGAAAGGACTTGGTGGTGTTGCAACGTGTTCTATTTCAAAGTTTGCTTTACTGTCTATCAAGGTTTTCCAAAACTCGTTCGAAGGTACGTACTCAGAAACACTCAATGTTCCATCCTGTTCTATAAAATATACGGTGTTCGTTTCTGGTCTAACTTTTATATCGAGTATCTCGTTTTTCTTAACACCACGAACAAATTGACTGAACAGTTTAGGTTCATATTGAGGTTTCTTTTCAATTTTTATGGGAGGCGCGCTGAATAGTTTGGCATGAGCGTGAAGACTAGCCATTATAATTACGTACAATAATAAAATGACGAAAAATTCGCGATCTTTTACGTGATAAAACCATAATTTACGTAGTCGTTTAATCTTTTTCTTGAGGATTTTTTTTACCTTCCTCCATTTCATATTACAACATAATAATGTACACTCCTTATACTAGTTTATTAACCTAGTAAATCTTGCAAATTTCAACTTATCACCTGTGTAATACTTTTTATAAGATTTGATAATACTCGGATCTTTATATTCGTCAGGCATACACTCTGGTATACGTGTGAGGCCTGATTTGATATCTTCACTCGCATAGTACGCTTTATCACTTTCACGTAATTCAAATCGGGAGGGTATATTTTCATGAAGCCAAAGTGCATGTTTAGAACACGCGTGTATTTTACCAAAACGTTTATTATACTCAAGTGCCAAAGACATGGCAATTTCTGTAGCAAATATATAATTTTCACGACACGAAGATATCCACAAAGTCATGGGATGTCCTTTATGAGCTGGTTTATAACCGCGCGACGTTTTATTTTTGTTAAAGGGTGCGTATTCTGAAACGTAATCCATTTCATCTGAAAAAAACCATGCTGTGTATAACATTTGACATATTTCTAAAAGAATCTTGATAACATGTTGATCACAATACATGTTAGCAAGTTTAGTAGAATTCATGGATAGGAAAAATATATTCATTTTACTTATTTTTTATTAAAAATATTCTAACTTAAGTTTCTAATCTTCGCCTCCATCTGATATATACTCTTCTTCAACGACTTCTTCGTCGTCACCATCTTCATCATCTATCTCAATAGACTCATTTTCCTCGGGTTCATTTTCATCTTTTTCTTCGTCGTCATCATTATCTTCATCAACAATTTCCTCATCTTCGATAATTTTCTTTTCCATGCGTTTCTTCTTACTCAAAGATACTGCAGAAGGTGCATCAAATCGTTTTTCGAGTATTTTCCATTTCTTTTCGATTAATTTTTTACGTTCGGTGTATTTTTTAGAGACGGTTTCTACGAAATCATGAGAATACCCCAGGTTTTTAAAAGCACTGGTAACATTCTTAATAGGTGGTATTTTACCTTTAGAATAATATTTTTCATTTAAAATAGCCATGTGTGGAAGTATTTTTACACGCACTTTACCAGATTTGAGAACTGTAAAACAAACTTTGATTTGATCGAGATGTTCTATATGATGTTCTATTTTTGTTTTATTTTTTTCATAAGGTGGCATCTCTTCAACGTTTGGGTGTTTAAAAGGAATACCATAGTATTCATAATTTTTTTTCAGTAAGTTCACGTAACTTTCCGCATTCTGAACGTAAAATTTCTCACGTTCAGGTGTTTTTGTATCTGTTCCATTAATTATTGTATGAATTAATGAACCAGGAATAAGTTTGGAACGTGCTGTATTTTGACGTTCCAAGTACTTTTCACGAATGTTCGCGCGACGAATAGAAGACTGAGTTTTCATTTTTTTAGTATATTATTTTACTTGAATTTTATTACAACTTAGGTCTAATTCACACTCTAAAATATGGTGCGCCTGAAAATTTTGTAATGATTCGTACGGACCCCAAAGTTCGATAACTTTGCGTTCCTTATCGTACCACATATACGATAAATCGAGATACCGGGTGAGCCAATAAAACTTTTTACCGTTCTTACCGATAAACTTGAAGATCTCTTCTTCGTCATACATCGACACATCCATTTGACTGTAGTGCGCTACCGGTGGGTTGTACGGAGCCATTTTCTTTCTTACACTTACTTATAATCTCTTGTTTAAGTCTGATATGTTTTTGTGTATACTGTCCTTTTTTAGCTTTTTTATCACTTTTCGTTACACGCTTCTTAAAGAGATCCTTCATTACACTACTATTTTATCATTTTTTTAAATTACCCTGATATTCTATTATTTACCGCACATTCCACAATACTTTTCTTTCTTAGTATTTGGTTTATACATGAAAGTGTAAAGCAACACAAGCACGATTATAGAAACTGGAAGCGTATAATTAATATTCTTTTTCATTTAATATAAACAAACATTAAAAATATTCTTCGTCAACAAGAGAAATATCAGATTCAGATTCATCGTCTTCCGAAGATGCCACTTCATATTCGAAATCCGATTCATCTACTTCCACATACATACCATTTTGTAATTTTTCATATAACCCGGTATCTTCAAGCTTTGAAGTGTCATAAAACCCCGATATAGAATCTTTAGAAATGATGTCCAGTCTTTGTGTATCAAAATTCCATTCACCATCTCCGTAATATTCTAATAAAGCAATTTCGTATTCGGAGTCCATATCTTTTATTATTTTAGCTATACAGGTTACACCATCTTCGTATTCAACGTCAACAATTTGTTTTTCCATTATTAATTTCATTGTTTTTAATTCTTAAAGTATATTAAATGGACGCAATTCTTAAAAATAGAGTAATTAATGAAAAAGATGCTGTCATGTTTGATATAGACGATACTCTTATTTTTACAAATGGAAGACCTAATATACCCATTATTAAATTACTTCATTACGCTAAACATCTAGGGTATAAAATTATTATTATCACCGCGCGACCCATGATTCAAGCAACGGTTGAATTTACAAAAATTCAACTTAATCAATATGACATACCATATGATGCCCTAATCATAACACCAGCACATAATAAAGGTAATATTAAACGCAAAACTGGATTAAATTATATATTATCTGTTGGTGATATGGACACGGATCTTACTGATACAAAATATGCATTAAAAATTAAGATTTCCACCTAGAATTACACTTGTGACACGTAATGAATACAGTCATGGGCTCATCAGCACTCCGTGTTTGCATTTCATAATACGTCGTTTTATATGATTTACATCTTTTACATCTAAACAATCCCTTATAATCTGGATCGTTTATAATAGCTGATGCATAATCCTTTTTCATATTCAATCTTATATTGTTTTCTAAAGTAGTCGCATACGGCCCATCTGGCCACAATCCTTTGGGTGATAAATCCATTACACTCATTGGTTTAAGTTTACCACTCAGTATACGTTCTTTTAGTGTAGGTGAATTTATTAAATTATACTGAATTTGAAGAAATTTGTGTTTATATCTATTAATAAATAATCTGTTATCCTCAGCAGGTGTATCACCGAGTTCAATCGTTTTTTTAATGACATGATTGTATGTACATTTTTCTAGATTTATACACATCTTATCATCCTTGGACAATCCCAAAATTTCTGCGTATTTTTCAAGGGCGTATTCTCTGGATAACATTTTTATTATTTTAAAAAATTAAGCTCTACTTAAGTGTGGCATTTTAACTTTTTCGCAATCAGGGAACGATTCAGGGGAACATGTGTTGAATGGATCTGCAGTACGTTTTAAATTATTACGCGTACCCGTCCATTCCGTATCTAAAGCGTATACACCTTTATACAACTCAGTTTCCCTGAGTAAAATATATACTATAAAAGCGGCAATAAAATAGTACAAGATTCTATTATTCATTTATTAAAGGCAACTTTTTTATTTGTACATCTTAACATGACACTCGCTGTCTTGATAAATGAAAAAAGAAATGATATACACGAAATAGACCTAGATATATCTCCCGAAAAAAATGAAATTTATAGAATATTACGAGGTAAAGCTACATTCTTAGGACAGTGGCCTGAAAAATCAGTTGTTATAGTAACATGTGAATATTCACCATTTGATTTAAAAATGAATGTAAATAGGCTTCCGAGACCTTTTACAAACATGACTGTTTTTGGAAGAATAATACTTATACGTATGGACGAAGATTCTGAACCACAAGACTTTACACTTAAAGAATATCACGAAATGACGAAAATGTCACATCCACGAACGCGATCATCAGCACAGTTAATCAGTCGACCCTTGAGCAGGAATGTAAGCTACTCCTCTGAGAACGGCTTGTGAATATTTCATACACAATTGAAAATGTGATTCAGCCCATTCCATTGGATTTGTCATTTTTATACCAAATGGATTATCATTTACAACTTTCATGAAATCTTCGCTACCATACTTTTCTTGATTATTTGCTTTACGCATGGAATTGTCTATTCTCTGTAACCATAAAACATGTTCTTCATTTTTCGGATCAAAATGTTTTACAAACGACATTGTATTTATACATATTATACATTCTTTAACCTATAATTAAGTCTTTCTTTGTACCGGGTTTGGTCAGCAATACCGTCAATCTCCTGACCACGTACACTTATTCTTAATAAATCGTCTTTGTATTCAAAGTCGTAACAGTAAAAATAAGAAACACCAGTTGCCAAAGACATGAAATCAAGATCACTTTTTGTTTTTTCTTCGATGTGTACGTAACTACTTATTTCCTGTGGTGTTCGTTTTTTCGCATTTTTATCGGGATCAATCATCGCAACTGGATTTGATAAATTCATAACGGGCCACACACCAAACGATGAACGATACCTACATATATACCTCACACAGTTTCGAGCGACGCGTGCTTCACTAAAACAGAGTATACGAGGACGTCCATGTGGATCCGTCATGGTTGTGTACCCACCGCGAGTTACGTGTATAAAGTGAAATTCCATTTACTATATTAAAACAAAAAACCTTAAGTAATTATATAAATGAACTTCCCCAAAACACCAGGTCAATGTGAGTATTTAAGAGTTATACAGTCTCCGAAACCAATTATAATTGCAACCGGTCCAGCAGGATCTGGTAAAACCATGTTTGCGTGTCAATTAGCAGCTGAACAACTCAGGGAGAAAAATGTAAAACGTTTAATACTCACACGACCTATTGTTGCGGCGGATGAAGATATGGGGTATTTACCCGGTGAAATGGAAAGGAAAATGGAACCTTGGACACGACCTATGATGGATGTTTTTGAAAATTATTTAACGCGCAATCAACTCGAACAACACGTTCGTATAGAACCACTCGGTTTTATGCGTGGTAGAACATTTAACGATGCGTTTATAATTGCAGATGAAATGCAAAACAGTACACCAAACCAAATGAAAATGTTACTTACGAGACTCGGGGATAACTCAAAAATGATTGTTACTGGCGATCTTAAACAAAGTGACCTGGGTCCAAGAAACGGTCTAGCTGATTTAGTTAAACGTATAAAAGATCTTGAACTTGAATATATCGAACATGTCATCATGAACGATGAAGACATCTTGCGACATCCGGCAGTTGCCGAGATTCTTAAGTTGTATTAGTGTTTTTTCATTTCACTTATCCTATTTTTAACGTCTGAAACTTTTTGTTTATATTGAGCCAATTCCTCATTATAAATATCAAGCCATTCTTTCATCTGATTAAGTATATTTTTGTTACGATAGTACCACGATATTACATCTTTACTTACCTTATCACACGATGAATATTCTTCCATTATATATTTATTATCATCTTTGGACATGGATATATTATGAAACTCTAGAATGTTCTCGAGTTGCGCCATATTATTAACATTATCAGCATTAAGCGTATCGATATATTCTAATTCCTTTTCGAGCATATAATTTATTCGGATATTATTTTTTTAATATTTAAGTAACTTATAGAATATATTTCATAACATGGTATATGAAAGTTATATTAAGTTTTACCACAATACCACCAAGGTTTAAATATATACGAAACTATATAGAAAATCTTAAAAAAATAGATAAATATCACGAGATATGGGTTAATATACCTAAAAAGTATAACAGGTTTCCCGATTGGGATGGTATTTTTCCTCATACAGATTTAGGTAAAAATGTTATAATAAATAGAAATTGTGAAGATATAGGACCAGGTACTTCAGCTTTTGCGCCTATTATAAAAAATACCGATGCTGATATACTCGTCGTTGTAAATGACGATACAATTTACCCAACGCACTTGATTAACAGTCTTCTTGAAAATTTTGTTAGGGAAGGTTCTAAAAGTGTATGGGGATTATCTGGGTTTAACTTTGAAACGTATTTTAAAGGTCATTACCCGAGAAGTCACATAGATCCACCAGTAGATGTACTCGAAGCATATGGCTCTTGTTTATATAAAACAGAATGGTTAAGAAAAATACTCGACGAGTTTAAAGAACTTTCACACGTAACCTGGAACGATGATATGCTCATATCAAATTTACTCGAAAAACACAATATAAAAAGGCGCACAGTTTTTACGCGCGAATGTAATTTGGGGCAGTTAAGACAACTCGAATATGGTTTTGACGAGAATGCACTTCATCACGTAGCCGCAAAAGAAACGGGTACAGATGTACCAAATCATACTTTAAACAACATGCTTATACTTAGAAACCTTGAATCTATAAATAAAAAATATTTTTCGTATACGTTACCGAATTAGTAAATATTAAAGAAAGTGTAACATATATCTGTAATAATGACTTGGAAATTGATGGATTCTGCCATAACAGAATCAGATAAACTAAAATTAGTAGAATTTATATCATCGAGTGATATGTACACATGTGGTAAGAAAGTTGAAGAATTTGAAAATAAATGGAGCGAATGGCTAGGGTGTAAACACTCGCTATTTGTAACATCCGGAAGTGTGGCAAATTTACTTCTCTTATCAGCTGTTAAAGAACATTATAAAATACCAAACGGTTCAAAAGTTCTCGTACCGGCATGTACATGGGTAACGAATGTATCACCAGTTTTTCAGATAGGTCTCGAACCAGTTTTTTGTGATATAAATCTGGATAATTATAGTTTTGATTTAAAAAATTTACCTAAAGACGATGATATAAAAATTGTATTTATAACCCATCTTCTCGGTATTAATGCACCAGTAGAAGCATTAAAAGAAAAATATCCAAATTCTATATTTATAGAAGATATATGCGAATCCCATGGTGTGACGGATAAATTTGGTAAGAAAAGGGGGAGTGATACAGGTTCAACTTTTAGTTTTTATTACGGGCACCATATGACAACTATTGAAGGTGGTATGATATCAACGGATAATTCTGAATTATTTCAACTCATGAAACTTAAACGAAGTCATGGGATGGCAAGACATCTTTTACCAGAAAATTACGATAGAGTAATTTCGAAATATCCAGATATAGATCCTAAATTTCTTTTCCTTACTGATGGGTATAATTTTAGAAATACAGAACTCAACGCAGTTATTGGTTTAGAACAATTAAAAAGACTCGATAAAAATATAGAAATTCGGAGAAGAAACTATGAACATTACATGAAAAAAATATCCGAATATAAAGATTATTTCTATATATGTGAATTTGATGAATTTAATAGTTCGTTTTGTTTCCCTTTTATATCTAAAAATAAAGAAAATAAAATTAAACTCAATAAAATATTTGATGAACATAATATAGAATGTAGACCAATAGTGGCAGGAAATTTATTAAAACACCCATTTCTATATAAATGGAAAGATTCCGTAAACACGCCAAATGCCGATTTGCTAAATGATAATGGAATATATATTGGAAACAGTCAATTCGTATCAATAGAAATGATAGATAAAGCTTTCGAACATATAAAAAGTATATGTCAGTAACAATTTTACACCATCTCGGTCTAGGCGATCAAATCATGCTTAATGGCATGGTTAGACACTTCGCAGAAAAAGAACACGTCTATATATATTGTAAAAAATGCCACGAAGAATCCGTTAAGTTTATGTATAGAGATATATGTGATAAAGTTACACTCATATTAGTCGAAACCACTAATATTCGTGAAATACATTCTAAATTACCAAAGGGGAGTAGGGTACTTCCGTTAGCAACATACGGTATGGATGACGTATCGTGGAGTAATTATACTAAATCCACTAACTGGGCACATGGTGTATATCTACAAGCAAAAGTTAATCCATTATATATGTACACTAAATTTAAGGTTGTCCAAGACAACTCTATACAAATTACACCACCGTTAAAAGATTATATTTTTGTACACGACGACCACGAAAGAAACAGAGTTATAAACGTGAATACAGATATGTTTGTATATAAACCACATTCAAAACTAATCGATAAAAATAACGAGTTTTTTCAGTGCGAAAATTCAAATATATTTAGTTATATTTGGATTATCGAGAACGCTAAAGAAGTACATTGTATGAATAGCTCATATAACTGGATGATAGAACTAATGAAACTCGGTAATAGTAAGACTAACTTTTTTCATTTAAACGTGGCGCATCTATATTATACACCGGATATAGTAAAGACTGTATTCAGTGATCATGTGTGGACATTTGTAGACTAATAACTTTTCTCTTCTATAATTTCGGATCCAGTTTCTACATTTATAAGTTTTTTAATACGCGCGCGCTCGTCGTTAAAAATGTGAATATTTCTTGCACATTCAACAAATTCACGGGGTGGATTTTCCATACTCATTTTACGTATAAGTTCTTCACAATCCCATATTCTTTCATTGACATCTTTCATAGAACTTTTATGTTTAGTTTCAAATTCGAGCTTCGAAAGTATATCAAGTTCATTTTTAATATTTTTTAATTTATTTTCATCCTTTATTCTATCCATTTTAATTTCAAGAATAGTAATTTTATCTATTAATTCACCTTTAGAAATATCAACCTTCATTTAAAGATTAAAAAGTTTATTCTTTAAATGGTAGTCGCTATAATAACAGGATCAAATGGTCAAGATGGTATATATCTCAATAAGCTCTTACAATCAAAAGGATACGATGTAAAATTATATGACGGCAATATACTCGATATAAAATCTTTTCACAAAACATTAGAATGTTATAAAAATTACGAAGGTATCATAGAGATATACAACTTGGCTGCAAAAGTAGACGTAGGTCTAAATATAAACAACGCTTTAGATGTATATAAAGTAAACTCTGAAGGTATACTTGTAATATTAGAAACCATTAAAAATTTAAATATGATTAAAAAATGTCGTATTTTTCAGGCATCATCCGCAGAAGTTTTTGATAAAGATAATAGTGATATTCACAAATCAGAAAAATCGTTGCGCAATCCAAAAACCATTTATGGTATTTCTAAATACTCTGCAGACATGATAGTTAAATTATACAGAGAAGTATATGGATTACATGTATCCTCGGGTATATTATTCAATCATGAATCTCCTCTCAGAAATGAAAAATTCGTTACATCTAAAATAATAAAAGGATTAAAAAATATTTTTAACGGTACCCAGCAATATTTAGAACTAGGTAACATAGACGCAAAACGCGATTTTGGTCACGCAGAAGATTTCGTAAAAGCCATGTGGTTAATACTACAACAAGAAAAACCCGATGATTATATCATTGCCACTGGTGAAACGCATTCAATTAGAGAATTTATAGAATTATCATTGAAATATATGAATAAAAATATAAAATGGGAAGGCAAAAATGAAAATGAAATTGGTATAGTAGAGAATAAACCAATTATTAAAATTTCAAAAAAATTTTATAGACCACATGATAAATATATAACTGCTAACACAAATAAAATCATAAAAAATATAAATTGGGAACCAGAATATAAGTTCGATAATATAATAGAAGATATGAATAAATAAACAATATTAACGATTTAAAGAAATTATTTGATTAATAAAAATAATGACCAAAAAAGTGTGGTATGCCCCTAATAAATTTGAATCGTATGGCGAAGAAGAAATAAAAGCCGTCGAAGAATGTCTTCGCGATGGTTGGTTAGCGGGTTTTGGTAAACGCACCGAAGAGTTTGAAAAAAGAACAGCACTCCTTTTTGGTAAAAAAATGGGTCTTTTTGTAAACTCTGGCAGTAGTGCTATTTTACTCGCACTTGCTGCACTCGACCTTCCAAAAGGTTCAGAAGTTATAACACCGGCATGTGGATTTGCTACTACAGTTGCTCCAATTTTACAACTTGGTTTGGTACCTAAATTTTGTGATGTTGATTTAACTACATATGTTCCTTCACCTCGACACGTAGTTTCCGTTTTAACAAACAGAACAAAGTGTATTCTCATCCCAAATCTTATAGGTAACATACCTGATTGGGAAGGTATCAGATCAGTTTGTCCCGGAATACCTCTCATAGAAGATTCGGCCGATACAATAACACGGAACGACTGTACACATATAAGCACAACGAGTTTCTATGCGAGTCATGTTATTACAGCTGGTGGTATTGGTGGCATGGTTATGTTCAATAATGAAGAACAATATAAACGCGCACTTATGTTCAGAGATTGGGGGAGAATTGGTGATAATATAGAAGATCCATCAGAACGATTTAATCATTCTGTTGATGGTATCCCATATGATTGGAAGTTTTTATACGGTGTTGCTGGATATCACTTAAAAGCTTGTGAAATGAACGCCGCTTTTGGTCTCGTACAACTCGATAAACTTGAAGGTTTCTTAAAAATTCGTCGTGAAATGATAGAGAGATACAAAGAAAATCTAAAAGATTGTTCATATTATACTTTACCAGACGATTCAAGGGAACCAAACTGGCTCGCCATGCCTCTTCAATGTAAAGATAGACTTGGTGTAGTAAAATATCTCGAAGAAAACGACGTTCAAACGCGTGTCACTTTTGCTGGTAACATTACAAGGCACCCGGCGTTTAGAGAATTTAAACAGGATTTTGAAAATGCAGATACTATCATGCGAAACGGATTTTTAGTGGGTGCACATCATGGAATGACCCTAGAAGATGTAGATCGCGTGTGTAATTTGCTTAAAAATTTTGCTAAAGGTAAGTAATAATGACAACCGCTCTCGTAACAGGTGGTTGTGGATTTATAGGGTCTAACTTTTTAAATTTAATGAAAGAAAAATACCCCGAAATTAAATTTATAAACTTAGATAAACTCGATTACTGTTCAAATATACATAATGTAAATCCAGGTGTTTCTACATTTGTAAAGGGTGATATATGCGATGAAGATCTTGTAGGTTATCTTATAAGGGAACACGATTTTGACGTTGTTTTTCACTTTGCGGCTATGAGTCATGTAGATAACTCATTTAATGATCCTAAAAAGTTCACTTTAAACAATGCGTATGGTACACATGTATTATTAGAAAAACTTAGAGAACTAAAGCCTGGAGTCGAATTTATACATTTTAGTACAGATGAAGTCTATGGGGAATCTATCACTGACAAACCTTTTAGTGAAGATACAGGTGTCTTAAAACCAACTAATCCGTATTCAGCTTCAAAAGCGGCTGCTGAAATGATAGTTCAATCCTATATAGATTCTTATAAAATGAATATCAAAACTATACGGTGTAATAACGTGTACGGACCAAATCAATTTCCAGAAAAAATAATACCAAAATTCAAAAAACTTTTACACGAAGGAAAGAAATGTACCATACACGGAACTAAAAGTTCTGAAATAAAGAGAGCTTTCATGCACGTTGATGATGTTGTAAACGCAGTTGATACCGTATGGAAAAAGGGTAAATCAGGTGAAACTTATAATATAGGATCACAAGATGAAATATCCGTGATGGAACTTACAAAACTAATAATAAAAATAATAACTGGTACAGAAAACTATGATAATTATATATCTTTTGTAACAGATAGACCTTTTAACGATAGTCGATATTACATATCATCGGGAAAAATAAAAGATTTAGGATGGTCGCAAAAGAAAAATTACAGTGATTTAATACAGTTTATAAAAATTTAAAATTCATTATTGTATATATAATCAATGCGTTTTATATCAACGCGTTTATTATATCTATTGAAAAATGCATTTTCGACGTCCCTTTTCTTTTTCACGAAAATTTCAAATTCTTTTTTCAAATCATAATAATTGTATAAGGTGCTAATATAATAATTTTGTACATATTCTTGCCATGGTATAGATTTTGTATCAGATATATGACCCTCGTCACCATTTCTTGTTATTATAGAAGTTTGGGTAGCAACTGGAATGAAAGGTATAGATAACGATCTTAAACATCCATAGTGAATCAAATCTATGGTGTTATCCATTCGAATATTTTTCAACATGAGTTGTGCAAATTTTTTTGTGATATATTGAGCTTCTGTACCACCATTATTACCCACTCTTACCATATCTTTGAAATTATCTATGTTATATTGATGTAAACACCCCATTTTTATATAATCTTCATTTGGAAAATATTTATTTTTATTTTTTATAAATATATTTTCCCAATCTTTGATTAAAACAACGTCATCTTCGAATATAAAAGCCTCTTCTATATCGTTATCTACCATATGTTTCAAGGCCTCAAAGTGTTTAATATTACACGAAACCATAGCTAATTCTTGATTACTTTTTGTTATATATTTCATCCATGGTACAAAAATATCTTCACGATCATACTCTTTTAATATATGTGCATTAGGAAATCGTTCTTTCAATTCATTTCCTAATTCCTTATTTTTTGAGTAATGAACTATATATGTGTACATTTGTTTTAAATGCTCATAATTCTTTAAATGGTTATTAAAGACTATATAATATTTAAATTAAATGAGATCTTTTAGAGACGAAAGGGGTGAAATACTTTTTAACATAGATAATATACCTTTTGAAATAAAACAATGTTTTACAAGTAAAAATAATAAAAATGTTTTAAGAGGTCTTCACTGTAGTCCATATCCAAAATATATAACAGTTAATTCGGGCAAAATATTTGATGTTATAGTGAAACCCGATGGCACGTACGATACCTATATATTGAATAAATGTGATTCATTACTCATACCCGCTAATTGTGCACATGGATATTTTTGTTACGAGGAAAGTGAAATTATATATTTTTTAGGGGGTAAATTTCAACAATCACTCGAAAAAAATTATCATTGGAATGACCCATATTTAAACATAAAATGGCCCAAGGAAATAAAAAATGTAATCGTATCAAAAAAAGACGCATTAAATCCATTTTTTAATGAAATAAATACAATTGTTTTAGGTTCAAATGGTTATCTGGGTTCACATTTATTAAAATATATACCAAACAGTATAGGTTTAAATACAAGGTTAGAAGATACAGGAGTTTTAAGGGAAAAAATTAAATTTATAAAACCCAAATATGTTATATCTGCGGCAGGTATTTCCGGTAAACCAACTATAGACTGGTGCGAAAGTCATAAAGACGAAACTATAAATGTAAATGTTATATGTCAATTACAACTCATACAAATATGCAAAGAATTAGGTATACATCTAACTATACTAGGTTCGGGTGCTGTATTCAATGGCGATAAATTATTTTCTGAAACTGATAAACCAAATTATACGGGTACATTTTATTCTAAATATAGAGTCGTATTAGAAAATATAATACAAGACGCGTACATCAACGATGTATTATACTTAAGAATACTTTATCCCATAACCGGAGATGGAAACTCTAAATGTTTCTTAGAAAAGTTAAAAACACGTACAGAAAATATACATAATACTAGAATAACCGCAACTATTGTACCATCACTTTTTCCAAAATTACAATATTTTATGGATCATAAATTAACTGGAATATTAAATTTTGTAAATGATGGTACTATATCCTTATCAGAAATATTAAAATGTTTCAATATAGACCATAAAATCAGTCCAGAAAAATCAAATAGGAGTTTATGTTGTTTAGATATTTCTAAAATGAAAATGTATATTGATGTAGATAATATTAATGATTTAAATAAAATATTTGATTATTAGATATTATTTAAAGAACTAATTTATATAATTCATATGACTGAATTAGTATACAAACAAATAGGAGGTTTAGGTAACTTTTTCATTCATTTAACATCAATGGATGAAAAATGTACACAATTACATGAAAGTGTTTATGAACATGAAGTTTCTAATTGTATAAATATAAATGGATTTACGCGTGTTTCGTATGAAGGGATCCAACCGGAATCACCAATTTACATTAATCCTTATACATATAACAATGTACATAGTAAAATACGTAATATAATAGAACCAACTACTCATATGAAAGAACTTATTTCTAAATACGAGCATATATTGGATGGTGTTTCGTGTGGTGTATCAATTAGAAGAGGAACATATGCAGTAGATTCAACGCAACATTCCGATGGTACAGAACAGGATATATCCTATTATTTCTGTTCAGATGAAGGACTCAAAAATTTTGAAAAAATTATAGAGGAATCACCTGGTAAGGTTTTTGTATCATCTGATTCTACTATCACCGTAAATGCTCTTATAAGTAAATTTGGTGAAAAGATAAGAACACTTAACACTAAAACATTTACAATTGCAATGAAACAGGATCAAAAACCTTCTATAGAAGATTATCAAAATTCATTTTTGAAATTTTTTATATTAAGTAAATGCCCGAAATTGTACCTGACAGGTGGTAGAGGTGACATGGTTGGGTTTTCTACATATGCATATATGGCTTCTATATACGGAAGTAAACCTATAGAAATAATATTTAATAAACGTATTTAAAACAATTATTCTCTTTTGTAAAAAATGAAAGTACTCGTGTTAGGTTCCGAAGGTATAATAGGAAACGCTTTAAGTAAACATTTAGAAAGTATTAACCATGAAGTTATTCGTTGGGATATTAAACTTTCACACGAACACGATATCAGTAATTCTACGAATATGAGAAAATTAAAATATGTCATTGAAAATTCGGATTTTGTATTTTTTCTTGCTTATGATGTGGGTGGAGCAAAATATATATCGAATGCAGGAATTGATTTCATAAATAGAAATGTTATGATCATGTTAAATACATTTAACTTATTAGAAAACAAAAAGTTTGTGTTCGCTTCGAGTACAATGTACAACATGCACAATGTTTATGGAACCCTAAAATATTTAGGAGAACATTACACTACACAATTAGGGGGTCTTTCAACACGATTTTGGAATGTATATGGCCATGAAGAAAGTAACGAAAAGTCACACGTTATAGCCGATATGATTCATAAGTGGAAGAAAAATGGATATATAGATTTAATGACATCAGGTGAAGAAGAGAGACAGTTTTTACACACAGATGATTGTTCAGAAGCACTCGTACAAATCATGAATAACTACGACGAAATTATAAAAAAAGAAACATCTGTAGACGTTACAAATTTTGAATGGATCAAAATTAAAGATGTTGCAAAATTTATATGCGAAGATATCCGCGTTTCGAATATAAAAATTACGACACACGACCGAAAAAATGAACCACGAAAGTTTATTTTAAAGTATTGGAAACCTAAAATTAGACTACAAGATGCAATTTGTTCACTTTTATATTAAAGAAACTGGTATATACTTAACATAATGAAATTATCGTACGCTATTTGTGTATGTAATGAATCCCGCGATTTGTTTTCACTCGTATCATTCTTACTAAAAGTTAAGGACGAAGAAGACGAAATTAATATTTTAATAGATACTGCACACGTTACCGATAACGTTAAAAATGTTATACAGTATTTTGACGGCAAAATAGTTACATGTGAGAGAGATTTTGGTGGTAATTTTGCGGAACATAGAAACTTTCATTTAACTAAGTGTTCGGGTGATTATATATTTATCATAGATCCAGATGAAATGCCAAAAGAAAATCTTATCATAAACCTTAAAAAAATGATAAACGATTCTGGTGCCGAACTGATAATGGTACCAAGAATAAATATTCACCCTGGTTTTACACAAGAATGGATTGAAAAATGTAATTTTAGAACAAATGAACTTGATTGGATAAACTGGCCGGATTATCAGGGGCGTATTTTAAAAAACAACGAAAATATAAAATGGTCCAATGGATTACACGAAGTTATAACTGGTACAAACAAAATAGTACAATTACAAGCTAATCCCCAAATTGCAATTTGGCATATTAAGTCTATTGAAAAACAGGATAATAGATGGAATACAAAAGGTGAATATAAACTTCCCGAAAAGTCTACAAATTTATACGATTCATTGATGTAACTTTTTTTCTCAGTACACTATAAATGTCTGAAACAACTCTCGTCAGGGATCCTAAGTTAGTTTCCATAGTTGATAGTTTAAAAACAGGAAAGATCGAAACCGAAATCGGGTATTCTCAAGTAGCATTGACAATACTATTAGGTATATTCTTTGTTGCTATTACATCACTTGGTATCGATAAGTATAACAAATGCGAAGGTATCCAAAAATCCGAAAAGTACGCGAACCTCAAAATGTTTATGAGTCACACAATGACAGTTGCCATAACTATTCCGCTCGTTCTCCTACTCATGAAACTCGTAAAAAATGAGGGTGGTGTTTTCACAATGGTATACGCTATCATGGGTCTCACCGCCTCTGCCATTGCCATGGACATAATGCGTCAACCAGAATGTGAATCAAACATCAAAAGTAGCGATAAAAATTTCGCCATTGTATCCATAGTTGGTTGGATACTCCTACTTCTCACTGGGTCTTTTTTCACGTTTAAAAAATATCCTAAATTAGGAGAAGTGTTTAAGAAGAACGCGTAATGGATATACACGAATCCATATACCTTTTACTCATGCTCTTGGCCTACGTGATTCGTAGAGCAGGAACATTTACATTCGAAGAAAAAATGAAAATGATCGATTTCATAAGTTACGTGGCTAAAAACTCACACATTAGCAATGGCGGCAACGGTCAAACCCGTGAATGCGACCATAGCACCACGTCCTACATTACGCATAGCGAATGATTCAAACTCCTCCTCTGTTAACGTCGTAAACGCTTTCGTTACACTATACGTCGCTAACAAAGTAGTTCCCAAACCAAGAAGTGAAAATGGTGGGTATGTCGTTTGTTCAATAACATTCAGACCTGTTAATCCCCAATTTAATAGACCCAGTGTTGATCCATACATAGCTGCGCGCCCATTGACGGCTTCAATAAACGGAAAATTTGGTCCTGGTGGAGGCGGCCCCGTATCGCCATTAGATGCGTTTGTAGTTGGCCTTCTCCTCCTTTTATTTTTAGGTGGTATAGTATTGAACTGTAATTTATACGTAATTGATTTCATTCTTTTTTAGTATCGGGGATACTCTTTAACATCTTTAAAAGTGTATACATACCCAAAAATAAACCAGCTGCTGAATATAACGCGGACATATTAGCACCTTTTCTAAACTGGTATACCGTCCATAATAAACTTGCAATGATACCCGAAACTATATATTCAACTGTATAATAACTTAAATCATCAGAATCATAAACCTTTTTAAAATGGTGAATCATTTGGTATAAACCTATACCTATAGCAATAGTTGCTAATTGTTCGGAGCTTGTATCCATTATAATTATTAAAGAAATTAATTCTAATAAAATTATATAATGACCAATACCCCAGAGAAAATTATCGCAAACTACGATTCTAAATCGAAACAATCTAAAAATGTCGCACTGGAAATGAAAAAAATTGTTGAACGGTACCGAGGTAAAAGAATCACTAAAGAAAACGTGTGTGTATTGGTTTCTACACTCATGCTCCAAGCCCAAAACCTTAAAAACGTCTCTGGTCCGGATAAAAAGGAACTCGTCATGGACTTAATCTTTTCGATTATCGAACAAATTGATGAAGGAGAAACCGATTCTGAGTTTGAAACGCTTCTCAAAGCAATGGTTCCCGGTATGATTGATAGTTTTGCTGTCATGTTAAAAACAAGCGCGGGGTGTAAAAAAATGTTTGGGTGTTTCCGTTAAATAAATAATATAAAGTTTCGTCTCGTATACATAATAATGAAGTTTCCAACTTTAGAAACGATGGTTATGTATGGTATCTATACAATTAGAGATCTTATTTTGTATTCACAAAACAAACTTGTTAAACGTAACGTAAAAATATTAAACGAGTGTGATCAGTGTTCATTCGTATTTTCCGGTCACACGTGTACCAATTGTAACGATATTAAAAATAATTCGCTCGTATAAAACAATGTCCTATACAACCGTTGTTACTTATACGACCAAATTAAGAAACGAGGTAAAAAGTGATTGTTTATGTTGCGCCGAACGAAAACTTATAAGGAATCTTAAACGTGATTTTTTAAAAAGGGGGTACCGTACACACCAATTCAAATCATGGCTTAATAGAAAGTGCGGAACATTAGTGATACGCCGTGAAACTAGTTACGGTGACGGTATATCACTACCGTGTGTTTTGTGTAGAAAAGTTATAGATAAATACGATTTAAAATGGATCGCGCACGATGGTAAGACATGGATTCACTCTAAGAGAACGCCGTGTCTTCCAAAATCACGTCCTACGAATAAACAAAGGAAACACCTAGGGTTTGGTCTTAATGATTAACCCCAAAGCCGTTTCCAAATTGTTCTCGTTCCGTTTGAGTGGTTTTTCCCTTTTCAAACGTAGCGTCTCGTTTTTACCCGTCGCGCTTTTTATATCGCTCAGTTTCTTCGTGTTTGAAACGATAGGTATGACGCGTTCAGGTACGGGTTCGGTTTCTATTTCTCTAGGTTTTTCTACGTCGACTACATTGTTTTCTCTAAATTGTTCTATAGTTAGATCACCCCCAAATTGTATAAGTCTTTGTCTATGCGGGGCTCGTTTTATTTGTCCGATCTTATCGAAAAGTTTACGGCGCATCATGACCATGTTTCCACATATAAGTCCACCGCGATTACACCCATACTTATCGATTGCGTACGTTTTCATACAACTCCACGAACAGAAGTTACCTGACGTATAAAATTTGTTTCGTCGTTCGTCGTGTTTGTGAGGCATGCTTAAAGCCGTGCCTTCAAATGGATGGCAACACCACCAACACCACATTCATGGTTTAAATTTACTTTTTTTCTTTAAGTAAATAATATAAGTGCAGCCATACACATAAAACACGATGATACCGAAGAAACCGTACCGAAAATCTTTGTTGATTGTTTTTCAACAAGTTTTTTATCCTTATCTTCTTCGAATTTAAAAAACTTTTCAGTTAAACTCTTTTCTTCACCATTGGTAGTCGTGGTAGTTGTACCTCCTCCACCACCACCCTCACTTTCATTATTACCACAATCTTGTTTCAAAGTAATGTTACTCCCTACTAAATTACCACCTATATCGAAATCGGCTTTACAAATACTTATATCTCTATTGCAATTTGCATCCCAACTCGTTGGTTGATAAACAGGACCAGTACACACAGACGCGTAACACGGTTGCATACCTTC